TTCGAGTTGACTTTCCAATCTAATAAGATCCTTTGTAAGACTTGCAATCTTTTCGTCTTTATTCTTAATCACCTCGTCTTTGTTTTTAATTGTAATAGTATTGTTTTGTATAATACTTTCCATACGAATATATAAGGCATCTGCAAGATTTACGTGGTGCGCACTCTTTTTCTCTAATTGAGTGATGTAAAAATGTACTGAGCCTCCAACTGTAAGTGTAATAAATACAAATGAGACTATTGTACCGAGCATTAATGAGAAGATAAGTTTAATAGTCGAGTTCATTTAAGTTCCTTTAAAGTAAGATTAATAGCTTGCGCTATCATATAAGATGTTAACTCTAGCGCATTACTTTTAATGCAGGTTTGTGATATTGAATTTCACCATATTTATTAGTGGTGTAAATTATTTTACTAGTATCTACAACACCGCCGGTATATGTAGTTGTACAACCAGATATAAGAATAGAAATAATAACAATTAAAGATTTCATTTTAAAGAGTCCTATTATAAGCTGTCATTGTTGTACGATAGTAAATATCCCAGGGTACTGACGGGATATTTCTTGCCATCTAATATAAGAAATTTCCGTAACTGGTCCACGTAAAGATTTGACCTTAACCATTTTGGGTATAACACTTTTGCTTTCAATATTCTTTTTATTATATGGTATTTTAATCATGTACATATTATTTCAACATAAAAAGAAGATAAAACAAAACAGGTCCACCAATAAGGAAAGACCCTAGCAGCACTTGAAATGTGTAAATTCCAAATTTCTTCATTTAAGATCCTTTCTTAAAATTACTTCAATAATATCTTCTGATAAGTTAGGAGAACAAAAAGAGTGTTCTCCTTTCCCTGCTCTTCTAAGAGTGTTACGAGCAGCATCTCTCGTAACACCCCTTTCCCGAAGCATTTTAATAGCTTCTGATTTACTAGAAGCTATTTCAAAGTTATTCGGGTGTTTGTAGGCTGGATGGCCTATGTAAAATTGCATTTCCAACTCCAATATAATTCTCTAATCTATTAATAGATTTTGCATAAGACTTTGCAACGTGCCGATAATGCTCTTCGGCTTTCTTTGCAACCAAATACTGTCTCTTACATTCCTCAAGATCTTGTTGAGCTAACATTAGTGCCGAAGGTTTTTCAAAAATTTTAAAAAATTTCATTTATAAACTCCTTATTGATACTCATATCCAGGCCAGTTGGCCTTTCTGCGCGTAAGCCAAGTACTATAAAAGCTATTGGCAAGTTTTAAGAACTTATCTACAGCCTGATACATTTCATGTTCTTCTTTGGATACATAAAACTTTACGTATCCATTTTCCACTACAACATGCTCGTTGGTCCTAAGAAGAGATCTATAAAATCCCTCATCAATACTGCCTTTGAATTCAAGAGGAGGACAAGCTCCAAGGTTCATTGCTGCAATATCCTTATTACCACTATGGTACTCAACAATCGCTTCCTGTATTTCTTCAAGTTTGATTGCGTGACCCGTGTATAATTCATATGTTTGCGCAAGAAAACAATACAATTGCGGAAGTTTCATTTTAAGTCCTTTGAAAAAAATAAATGACAATTGTTGAATAATGAACAGTTTAATGACTTGTTCAGGTCAGTATATCAAAAGAAATTCTTAATACGTGATTTCATTTCTTCTGCAGTCTTAGCTGCCACATCTCCAGCTTTAGAGGCAGCGTCTCCAACAGCATCAGCCATATTTGAAACCGCATCTCCAAACTTAGACACACTCTCTTTTGCATATTTAATTTGACAATTCTGTTTCAACACGTTAGTATTGAAAAAATTATCATCGGAAATACGCGTTACGAGAGATGCTGTACTACCAACAAATGCACCTGAAACACCATAGATTGCCGCCGAACCTGCAATAACACTAGCAGGCACCGTAATCGGGCTAGTAGCAATTGCAATTGCACCTGCTGTACCAAGAATTACAGCGCCAGTTCCGGCACTATAAAACACACCACGAGACAAAGCTGTTTCACTACAAGTCTGATGCTTGATTATCTTACTTGTATTTTCTTTCATTCGTTCTTCTAACGTTTGTGCGTTAGCGCATGAAATAAACAAAACTGAAATAACCAGAAATGCGATAAATGCGACAATAGCGTTAATAATTGCGTTCTTCATTTTGAGACTCCTTTGGTCAAGTTAGGTTATGATAGATTCTTTCTATCATATAAGATACCGTTATTTCCGCGTTTAATTTGGGCCTTTTTAAGACATGCCCAGGTCTAAGACTTACCTGTCGATCAAAAGACGCAGCTCTTTATTGAGTCTGTCTTTGATATCAGCAGGGAAGTCTTCCTTGTACGCTCTTACAATATCCAAAAAATCGGATATCGTAAATTCGCCAAGACCAGCCACATGAAGTTTAACTTCATCGGTGATGTAGATGTAATCCCATCTACATCTGGTATCACCTGGCCTAATGAGTGCCATCATGCCCTCCTTTGGGGACTTCTACTTAACGGGATTGTTAAGTAGTACTTCTTCGTATCATATAAGATACCGTTATTTCCGCGTTTTATTTTGACACCCGTTGACTTATTTTCCGTTGTCAGACATATTCTTCTTGGGGTCTCTTAATCTTAAGTTTGATTTTGTAGATTTTCCACCATTTCGAATCGGTGTCTTATGGTCAATTTGTTTACCGGATCTATCTACCCCCATACTGTCGTACATTCGTCTGGCTTTTTGACGTTCATTTTGATCACTTCCAGGTCCAGACTTACCTGTTTTTAGATCTTGTTGATATTCTTTTTTATAATCTCGTTTTCTATTCTTATCATACGGCATTAATAATTCCTTTGATTTAAAGCCCCACTTTTCAGCGGGGCTTTGTACTGCTAGGATAAAAACATTACACGTTCTGCTTCTCGTCTTCGAGTAAGACCTGGAAGGACTTTTCCACCTGCTAGATTCCATCTTCTAAATTGTCCGGCAGCACCCATATAATCGCCTCTATTTAGCAGTCGTAATAAAGTGCTTATTTGAAGATTACCCACCCCAAGATTAAAAGCAAAATCAGTAAGAGCAGCTTCTTGCTGTGGTGTAAGAGGGACTTTAACATAATTACGTACTCCATTATTTGCAACAGCTAAATCTTGAGCTAACCAAAGATTTCCTATTTCAAGGTCAATAGGAGGGTACCTAAGTTGAAGCCACTGATAGGCTTGCTCTCTTGTTTTGCCTTCTTCTAGATGTTTACGAAGACTATATCTAGAAAGCAATCTACCCCAGCCTTGTGTTGGAAGACCATCAGGATGTGGATCCCAATACGCTTTAGAAAAGAATCGTTCGAATGGCTTTGCTAAGGAGCTAGCAAGTTCCTCTACTTCTGGACTCATTATTGTCCTCTATAGCTAGTATTAGCTGAGCCTCCAAATGCAGCCTTAACAGCACGTTGACCAAACCAATATGATAATACAAGAATAACAATCGACATATCAGCTGAATTCCACACTGATATAACCGCTCGTTCCCAGTTAGCTTCATCTGCTAATGCTACATTAAGTTGAGCCCATTTTACAGCAGCATAGAATGCAAATGCAGCATAGGTTATAGAAGGACGTACCAGGCTAGAAATAAAATCCAAAAGTACAAAGGCATAGAATGCAGGCCATAACGCAACAGGATTCATATTATGTCCCTTAGCCGCATCTAATAGTTGCACACCGAAGGAACTCATTGGCTGATGTATTAACTTAACTTCTTCAGCATCTGTTGCAGCACCAATTTCATCCATACGATACGTATGTTCTTGTGCTTTAATTTGTGCCTGAATAGTCATCACTGCAAGCTCGTGACTATTGTCTTGCTTTCTTTGAAAATACTTAAATAGCTCAGTACCGAATGGAGCAAAGAATCCAAATGCAGCAGAGACCATTTCTAACATACTATTCCTTTATTATGGCTTTTCAACAACATTGAGAACAGCTGTCCTACTAGTTGAAACAGCTTCAACAGTAATTGGTTTACCGCCTTCTACTGTAACTTTTATTTCAATGGGATCAACTTGCAAAGGCTCTAGATCCCCACAGCCTACTAGTGAAAGAATGAAAACGGACATACATAACCTATGCTTCATCTCAGCTCCTTATAATAGACAACCACTACCCTAATCTCATTAGGAGGGGACGTCCTTGGGTTAATTTAACGGGTTGGCTAAACAAAACTTTCAATTCTTGTTATTAAAAAAGCTCGGATCACGTAACTTTAGCGACTCTACAAATGAGCCACTAAACTGATAAGTACCTAAATGTCTAAAGTTACACCAAGGTGCTCCGTACACTTCGCCGCCAATCTTTTGGTAAGCCCTGCAAAAGAAATAATCTTCTGATAATAGGGTGTCTTCTTCTACTGTTACTTGAAAGTAATTAAATATTTTTTGATTACGGTCTTGAGTGTAATTATTGCTTATATAGTAACCTACTGTTTCTTCTAACTCTTTAAATACTTCTCTCTTAATAAGCATAAAGCCTGTGCCAGCATTCTTCAATAAAAGTGGTTGATCAAAGAATATTCTATCGGGCTTTTCTTTTAAATCATAGACAAAAACTCCAGAGAATCTTTCTGGATTCTCAATATCTCTGTTATAGGCAGCTTTTACCGTGTCCCATGAAATGGCTTTCTTAGGGTAAATACCTGCAATAATACCCTTGTCTGCCTCAATCATTTGTAACACATCAGTTGCTTTAAATCCAATATCAGCATCAATAAAAAGCAAATGAGTAGCTTGAGTTGTATTCAAGAAAAACCAAGCTAGAGTGTTTCTTCCGCGCTGAATTAAAGATTCATTCGTTAAGTAAATAAAATGAAATTCATGCCCATTTTCGGCTAACACGCGGTTTAGATCAATCAGAGATTCAGTAAAATCTCCAGTACACATTCCGCCATACATAGGTGTACATACTGCAATACTTGCCATTTATAATCCTTAATTACATTCATTATAGAATGTAGCATGTTGAAAATAATTGAATTTATGGGGCTCGAGAGTCACTCCGCGACCCAGGGATGATGCAGGTATTCGCTACTTGAAGCGCAGCCATATCGGGGCAATCTGGCACCTCCCTGGGCGTTTTTGAGGCAGAGCAACACACTAACTTCGACTACCTAACCAACTGATTGTAATACCTTGTTTTGTATATAGCAAGATGGCCTCTTCTTTCCCATCCAAGCTTTTCAAGAATCTTTGTAAAAATGTTATTTTCATCTAAATGACTTCCTGGAGATACTACAAGTTCATATTTGTTTTCAATTGCGTAATTTAAAAGTTCTATATGAAGCAACTTAACAGCCCTGTATGCTGCATTTCCAGAGAGATTAGAACAATAGTACAATTGTTGAAAACCCTTATTTGAAACATGCAATGAAGCCATATTATCTGCATAAATCCATGCAACTATTTCATCATCTTTCTTTAATATCTTTACAAACTTTTTTCTTCTGATAGCTAAATTAAGGTTATCAAATGCTTTCTTATTATCTACATTTAGGAAAGAAAAATCATTTTGTTTAGCATACATGTTTATACAAAATTCTATTTCCTCTTTCGTAGATATATCTGAAATTTTCATATCTACCAGCCTGTGGTTACATCATAGTTCTTAACTGCTTCTGCTGTTGTTAAGGCCTCAACTTCTGCTTTCTTTATCCATGAGCTTTGATAGAGTTGCGTGCCCCTTAATATTACTGCATTGCCAAGACCAATAATAAAATTTGCATCAGCAGGATGATTTATATTGTTAAAATCTCGCCAAACAAATCCTGTTGGTGGATTTTGTCCATTAGCTATATTAGTCATCCATACAGAAATATTCCTTTGGGCAACAAAATCCGCATCAAATGTATTTTGAAGATATTCAATTGGCAGATTATTTCTTTTTTCTCGTTCTATATCAATTTCTTTAATACAAATAGTCTTTAATTGTAATATCGAAGTTTGATCAACCCATTGATCATCGACCCATTCATATGTGTATGAAGGTTTTTCTGGAATTGTTATTACATTCCCATCAACAACTCTAGATGTTTTATAGTCATATTCAAATTCTGTTTGTAAGATGTCAAAACCAGGAATCGATATATCTGGCAGTTCTACGGCTGAACCACTTTGCGAAGCAATTCCAGTCGATGTGTTATATATTATAAAGTGTATCATTTTTTGCCTTGAAATCCGACAACTCTAGTTGTAAATCCAGGAGATCCATAACCAGTATAAAAACTACCTTTTGCATAGTAATTATTAGTACCGGTAGTCACATTTTGATCGATAGTAATTATGGTAACGGAGGGAACTAAAGCCCCACCTCCTGCTGGTAATGCATAACTCACAGCTGAGCCAAGCTCGGTGCTACCTTTGTTTATATAAACAGTGTAGCCCATACCGACCTCTGTGGTACTTACAAAACCAAGTCCATTAAATGTAGCCATAATGATAACTGGTTGTCCAGCTATACAATCGTTAACAGATAGTAAAACGCCATACCCAGAATTGTCTGTTGAATTTCCACTTCCGGTAGAAGCGACAGTAACCGCATTACCAGCAATTTTAAGAGTAGTTACGGCAGCATCTTGAATATATGTAGTTGATAACGCATTTCCGGAGCTAAGAATAATATTGCCACTTCCATCTTTGACAGTTAAATTTCTAGTATCAAGTTTATCAGCTGTAAGATCCTTTATCATAGCATTGTCTATATAGACAGTATTATTAGCTACAATAAAAGGAATTACTTTAGAACCATTATTAAGATTAGAGGAATTTGTAATTGCAAATTTATCAGCATTAACTATAAATGCAGAAGATTGTGCACCAGTTGTAGTATCTGTTTCTGAACTTAACCCAAAGCCAGACACACGACCGTTAGTGTCTACAACCAAAGAATAAGCAGCCGTTGATACCCCATTAGATGCAGAACGAACTTCCATCTTTTGAGCAATAGCTGCACTATACGCTTGTGGCGCTAATCTGCCAATTGTAATCCAATCAATATCAAATTGATCACTTGAACTAGCGCCTAAATCTATTCGAATTGTTTCAATTGTTGAAGTTGTCCAATCAGCTCCACCTGCACTTAAGGCCGACATATCCCATTCAAGAATTTTCCAGTCAGTTGTATTAGTTGTATCAGAGATAACTTTACGATAACTTGCGCTATAACCATGAGCAGCACTATTTGGCAAAGGCGCAAATACATACATGGCGCTAAATGTGTCAAAGGTGTGATTACCAGCAGTAAAATCTTTGTAGAACACATCAGTAGAAGTTGCTTGATTAATATAATTGCCGTTTTCTAAATAAGTCCAGCCGGATGTATCAACAGGTGCCCAGTTTGTTGGTTGTTTAAGCATGTAGACTCTACAAGCCGGCAAAGTCCAAGTGGAAGAGTTTGTGTCATTTATATAAACTGTACACAACTTATTTAATAAATAGCTTGGTAAGTTTTGATAAATTGCCCATGTAGAGCTTCCTTGAGCTAGACCAATACTTAGTCCATTTCTAGTTGTTCCAAGAGTATTATTAGTAAGGTCTCTAATAGTAAACATTGAACTCGTAAGAGCAATGCCACTAGATGATGTGCTATAGTATAAAGTTCCATCCCAACCAGAACCTGCAACACGCTTTACTCTTGCTCTAACTAAAGTGCTCTTTTGACCGTTTACAGTAGTACTAGGAGATTGAAATATAGGATCAGTTCCAGAGCTCGATAAACGTATTATGCCAGAGTTATATGTAGCACTTGCACCTGATGTGACCCAACCTTCTAAGCCTTCTTCAAAGTTCCACGCTACAGCGGAATCAAATCCAGTAGCTACGGCTTGTATTTGATTAAATGAGTTGGCAGCAGATGAAGCAAAGCCAGAAGCACTCGTAGCGGAATTAGAAGCATTTTGACTGTAGGTCAATGCACTACTAGAAGAAGTAGCAGCAGATGTGCTTGAGTTAGAAGCAGAGTTAGCAGATGTCGAAGCGTTGTTAGCAAAGCTACTTGCACTAGCTGCACTAGTTGAAGCTGCATTAGAAAAACCTTGTGCAGCATTTCTTGCAGATGTCGCTATACCAGCTTCTGTATTTGCAGTTGAAGCTGCACTATTTGCATTAGATGCCGAATTAGCAGCTGCTTGAGCGTATTGTTGTGCATTTGTAGAAAAAGAAGATGCGCTATTAGAAAACCCTTGAGCACTATTAGCATAAGTTTGTGCGTTAGTGGCAGCATTAGTTGAAATACCAGCTTGTGTAGTTGCAACTGAAGCAGAACCGTTAGCATTAGAAGCTGAGTTAGCAGCAGAATTAGAATACGTAAAAGAATTGGTTGCGTGCTGTTGCGCGGTATTAGAAAATCCCTGAGCGCTATTTGAATAAGTTTGAGCATTACTAGCGGCATTAGTAGCTAAACTTGCACTATTGGAAGCATTAGATGCTGCGCTATTAGCATTAGTAAATGAATTAGCTGCATTATTAGAATGAGTTAAAGCATTGGCCGAATGCTGTTGCGCGGTATTAGAAAATCCTTGTGCGCTATTTGAATAAGCTTGAGCATTTGTTGCAGCATTAGTAGCTAGGATTGCACTATTAGACGCATTAGATGCCGACTGAGTTGCATTAGTTGCACTGTTAGAGGCATTATTGGAGAACGATAAAGAATTAGCTGCATGTTGTTGTGCAGAATTAGAATAGCCTTGTGCATTATTAGCATAACTCTGAGCATTTGTCGCAGCGTTTGTTGCAGCTACTGAGAAAGAGTTTGCAGAGGACGCTGCACTATTAGCATTAGAAGCTGAGTTAGCAGCAGAATTAGAATACGAAAAAGAATTAGATGCATGTTGTTGTGCAGTATTAGAATAGCCTTGAGCACTATTAGCAAAAGTCTGCGAATTAGTTGCAGAATTCGAAGCGTTATTAGCAAAATTAGATGCATTAGTTGCGGCATTAGAAGCATTGCTAGCAGCCGTAGAGGCGTTATTAGAAGCTGTACTCGCGTTATTAGCAGCCGTAGAAGCCGCTGCCGCACTATTAGCAGCTGATGTTGTAGAACCGAAAGTTGTTTCTAAGTCGCCAACTTTAGTGACCAGGCCAGTTGTTGGAGTATCGATTAAATTAATTCTATTATTTAGAGTTGTATTTAATTGAGTAGATGTGATTGAATTAGACAACGAAGCAATTACTTGAGCAGTATTTGTGAAGTCACTATAAGAATATGATATATCAGTACTAGCAGCAGAAAGAGCGCCTTCTAGACCTCGAGAACTTACTAGCTTTACTTTATATCTAAGTGTTCCAAAGACAGGAGTATAATCAATTAAGAAACCTGTTCTAGATGTACCGATTTCTGTATAAGTCGGTTCACCTGTTGTGTACACAGCTCTATATACTCTAGCAAAAGAATGATCATCGTATGGTATATTCAAACCACCAGCACGATTGCTTGGGATTGTCCAACTTATAATTAGAGATTGATTATACGTGCCATATCTACTACTGCTAACTCCAGTTGCAGTAGGTGGTGTCAAGTTTACATCAACAAGAAAAGCTTGTGTTGTACTAGTAACAGTCATATCGGAAGTTATACTATTCGTAAATGCACGAATACCAAAAATTCCAACCTTAGACTTTAAATCAGGCACATAAAAAGGTGGTGCAGCGGCTCTTCCTATTTCTACAAAATTTGGCTGACCGTTAGCAGCAAGATCATTTATTTCGTGAAAGTATAAAATATAACCACTTATACTCGGCTCAGGCGATAAGCCCCAAGTAAGAGTTCCAGGAGAGCCAGTTAGTACATTATTGCCAGGAGTGTAAATTAGCGCTGACGGAGCACTGAGAAAGAAATTATAAATATTGGCAGGTTTAATATATTGATCGTCTTTAACAGACCAAGCCAATTGTGTATAATCAAATCTTGTCCCTTTTACTTCTGCAATAGCTCCATCTTGTAATTTTATTTCATCAATCTTTACATATAGAGCACTTGAAACTCCTAGATTTAACGCGTTACTATTAATTCTAATAATATCGCCAGGCTCTAGATATTTATTTTTTACAATATATTGAAAAGTAACAGCAGTGGCTGTTCTGCTTGTTCTTACTAATTCTTCTGCTTTAGCAAGAGCATGATAATAATCAGTTACACCTTCTGCAAAAATGTCTGTTTCTAGTTGGACATTATTGTCCTCAGTTAGCATCTGAGTATATACAGTATTTGTCTGAGCAATATTAATAAATGAACTATAAGATTCGCTTCTAGTAGTCCAAATTACATTTGAGCTAGGATCTGTAAGAGTTCCAGCAACACCTCTACCATCAGGCGCAGCTGAATTACTTGCATTAATTGTGATTGTATACTCTACATTAGCAGTAAGGCTTACTGTACCTGTTTTGATAAATCTCCAATCTGATTGAGTTCCACTATATGTAGATATACTAAGAGTAGCAGTACTATCAGCAGTATATTTAACAGTATGAACACCTGTTACAGATGGTATAACTTTCCACGTTAGTGTTGTAGTTTCGGTACCTCCGCTCCAAACTGCGTAGTTGTTAAGAAACGCACCACCTTCCTTTTCAGCTTCCCAACCAGACACAGCAATGTATCTTTTCCCACCAATACCACGTTTCTCTTGTCTGTTTGTTTTAGGTGGCCAAGATACAGAGTCTTCTTTAAAATTTTCAGACTCGTTACTAAATCTTACAATACAATGATTTAACCTATCAGACGCTGTAGGCCATGAAAGCTCAACTGGCGTATCATGTGCCAGGTCATCATCGGTCAATGTAGCAGCTAATACAATATTATCATTGTTTGAAGGATATTGCAGTAATAGCTTATATTTCCCTTGAGACCACACAAGTCTTGCATCACCCATTGTAGCAAGAATTGATTCAACATTGTCTCTTGTGGGCTTTGTTACATCTACAATAATATTGCATTCATATAACGGTAAGTTTCTAGCTGTTGTATTTCTAAGTTTATCAGTGGTTTGATATAACTTTCCACCAACATACGCATTATTTTGAACAACTGTATCACAGACTAGGGCAGCAGCTCTAAAGCTAACTAAATCAATTTGATCAACAGTAAGCCCTTTTCCAGAAGTATTATCTAACAGATAATCTAATAAACAATACGCAGGATTATTTGAATATGTTTTTACAATACTAAGTGCATAGGCTGCATCTATTGTTTTTACTTTTCTACCTTCAATAAATGTCTGAACATTAGGAATTTGATTAAATTGAGGTTCATCTCTATCTAAACGAATAACGGCAGATAAATAAGCAATATTATTGAATTCAGCAGCTGCCCTATCATTGAAATTAGCAGCCATGATTGAATCAGCACCACCGTTGTAATGAAAGTCAAATCTAAGAGCTGCTTTTGGAGAGCTATCTTTTACAAATGCACCATTCTTAAATACAACCTCCGTGTGCGTATCGCCTAATGCAGGATCATCAATATAAGTATTCTCATTGATTACTACATCATAAACAGCGTTAATTGGTCCTAAACATAAGGCTTGTTGGAAAAACAGAAATTCATTTTTTGAACCAGTAATATTTTGATTTAATGAGCCTGCTGCTGTTCCCGCGTATGTTTCAGTTACGCTGCCGCCATCTGGCGATTGATATGTTAATGTTCCACCAGGAGTCGCAGATCTGCCTGTTGAAAGCACTTTCTGTCCATTTGGATCGGCATAAACAAAAGAACTACTAGTATTATGATAGACTCTAGTACCGCCTATTAAAGCTTTTCCATAAACAATTGGTAGTGTTTCTACTTGACCTTCTGAAACTAATTGAAAACCTTTTCTAGCTTCTGCAGCCTCTCTTGCAGCTTTTCTGGCTTTTCTTGCTTGTCTAAGCTGATATGCCATAGATGCAAGAAAGATAGTAGTTTGAGCTATAGTTGCTAAAGTTGAAAGGCTAGCAATTACAACTCCAGATATAGTTAAAACTGCCATTACCCCTTACCCCATTTCAAATTAATTGGGCCTGATCCTTCATATATCTGATCAAAACATGAGTCAGTTGGATAAAGTCCTCTTATATACTCTTTACTAGTATAAAAAGCCTTAGTAGAATCTAAATCGGCCATTGGACTAGCGCCTGTTATTGCTAAAACAACTTCACCAACATCTCCACTATCAATTGAGTAAGACATATTGTCTACTTTACCTTTATAAGCAAGCACTGTATCGCTTATATTATTATAAGGTTCATTAGTAGTGTTATTTATAAATCCAATTCTTACTTCAAAATTCTTGCCTACAATTCCTGTTTGCATGGCATTTCCAATTGCATAGTCAGGATCTGCAAATATAACTTTATATAGCTCTCTATCGACTGTCGCAGATAGCCTAGGGGTATCTACATTTAAAAGCTTACCATCAGCAAGATATGTCTCACCATTAGAAAGTGTAATATTTGAGATATGTGTTGTACTAAGATACGTATCTATCTTTACCATATAAAAGGCATTTATTACAGGATCTTGTAATAATGATATTATAGTTGCGCTAAATTGTATCATAGCTTTTCTATGAGCGTTACAGTGCCCATATCCATTAAAATGCCATCGGAGAATACCATTCCTCTAGTTACTTCAGTATCATAAAGCGCACTCATTATTACATCATCTTTATACGTAAATGCTGTAGCTGATACTGCCGTCATCAAACTAGGAAATATATTTAGAACAGCTGCACTTGTCAAATTAGCGGTTAACATATATACTTTAGAATGATTTGCAAACTTAATAAACGTACCTGCAGGGATAATTCCAGTAATAGCTGAAGTAGTTAACTGAGTAGCGTTTACACCACCAGTAGCCGTAAAGTTACCTGTAGCTGTACGCTTTAATTTTGCCCCATAGTTTTGAGGCATTAATACACTTACCGTCTCAGAAAAACCCTTAGTTACTAAATTGACAAATAATGTATTAGAATCGTATGAAAGCGGTTCGAGAGCTGTTGTAATCTCCCATCTTTGAACCGCTCTTTTTGATATCTGTCTTTTTAGAGAAAGGGTATCTGAAACAGAAACTGGCTGATTGCTTTTTACTGTCATAGGACTAGCAAAACCAGCAATCACCTTTCCGCCTTCATAGATACCGTATAACGCCATAGTTATCCTCTAAACCCTCTTTCTCTGTTGTGTGAATTAACACCTTCTGCAATAGAAGGCAACATTTGATAAATTTCAGCTTTAGTTTGTCGACTAATGTCACCAGTGATGTTTATATTAACAACTTGTTGATTAGAAGTTTTTACAGCATTACTAGAATTATCAGGGTTGCTAATATTAGGCGTATCCGCCATCGAAGTACTTACAAGACCGCCTTCTGCAAATTTACTAAATCTACCAGAGTTTATTGAGTTAAGTAAATCTATATTACCTTTAACCGCGCTTGCTTTTACAACATATTCGCCATCGGATAATCTAGCTGCAATGGAATCAGATGTTCCGGTGCCAGGTCCACTAACGTATCCACCTGTAGCAAACCCTAGTTCAGCATCAATAGAAGGCGTTGAACTACGACCAAAACCAAACATTCTAGCAATTATACCAGCAGAACCTGTAGCTGCAGCAGTACCAGAAGAGCCTCCCATACTAAAGAGACTGCTGCCGAGGGACTTGAGTAACTTTTGAAGAATCCCATTTTCACTAGTAAGAGGGTCTAGCAGACCTTTTGTAAATGAATTAACTACAGAAGAGCTAAAAGAATTAGCCATATTCTTAACAAATTGGCTAGGCTTCAGTTTACCTTTAAGTACTTCACTTAATCCGCTATTCAAAGCCTCACCGGTCTCTGAGGCCAACGCTTCTCCGGTTAACATTGCTTTAGTTTTATACGAAGGCGACTTTTTATTTAGCACTTCTTGTATTTTCTTAATAACACTAAAAATGTCAGCTTGCAAAGTATTAACAAGAGCTCCATCTGGATCTAGAAAAGATTGATTTTGAAGTGTAGCTATTCTAGCCTTGTTCTCTTGTATTTGTTTTGCTGCTCCGTCTAGGAATGCTTTTTCTATCGGTGTTAATAAGTTAAAAACCGCTTCATCTATCTGAACGCCACTTTTTTCAAATCTAGTCTTAAATTGCTCAAAAGGATTTCCTTGTTTTGTTTGAGAGTCCGTAAGAACTTGAGTAATTTGTTTGTTTAACGTTTTAGAGAGGGCCTCTAAGGCTTGTCTTCTTCTAGGGTCTTCTAAAAGTTTAGGATCTTTTAATGAAGTTGTTACACTTTTTAGCTGATTCTTTAATCCTTCTATTATAGAAAGATCAATACCATCAAGACTATTAAAAGCTTCTCTACTAATACTTAACCCAAGATCTTTTAAATCTAGTTCAAAGTCTGCAAAAGGTGTTCTAAATTGTTTTAAGCTTGCTCTTAAAGTAGGTATTTGTTCTAAACGTCTCTTTTCAATTTCATTTTGCTTCCTTACAAGCTCTTCAATTTGAGCAGTTGTTGCTGTTAAACCACCTTCAACTGTACCAATCTCTATAGAGGAAATCTTTCTCAGCTCTGAAGTAATATTAAGAGCGTTTTTCAATAGCCCCGTTCTTTGAGGTATCTTTATCTTATTGAATTCTTCTAAAGTAAGTCCTAGCTCTGGAAAGGCTTCTTGAACTTGTCTGAATTGATCACCTAAATTAATTTTTGTAGGCTTCTTATCTTCGTCTGCGACCGCTTCCTGTATATTTTTACCTGGTCTGCCTAAATTAGATCCTGAGACAAGACTAGAAATCTCTCTAGCAACAATTGCAGTTTGTTCTCTAATTCTTGCCTTAGTAATTTCACTTACATCTGGAGAGCTTAACGTAGCATTCGCTCTACCAATTTCGTCTAAAGCTTTTGAAACTTTAGAGAATTGACCTGGTTTTAATAATGCAAACTCTTTTATAACACCGGTATTTGCAACCTGATCAAAACCAGCTGTTTTTAGTAAGTCTGCAGTTCTTTGAAGGCCCGCATCTATGGTCTTTACACTACCTACAAGACTTTCTATGCTATTCTCAGTTTCTGTACCTGTTGATCCGCTTGTCGATCCACGTGGGTTTAACTTAGGTCGATTAAATACTGGAGAAGATTCTACTTTAGTAAAGACCTTATTTATTACACCAGTAACCTTCTGATAAATCTCTTGAACTACGCCAGTTTCTGTTTTAGCAGTACCATCAGCAAAGCCTACAGGTTTAAATCCAGAGTTAATTGCAGTAAGAAGTCCCCAATTAGCTTTAGCATCTTTAGCATTTACAACGAATTCACCATTAGACAACATTGCGGGAATGGAGTCAGACTTACCAGTTCCTGGACCGAAAACACCGCCACCTGTTGATTTTCGTTGGGGGCTTAAGGGAGTAAGTCCAGGTATATTATTTACAATATATTTAATAAAGTTTTCTGCAGCAATTTCTCCAAAGCTTTTTGCTGATTGAGCACCAGCTGCCTGCTCCGGCGTTGTTGCAACCGGTAATTCAGCAGCTTTGACTCGAGCTTGCATAAAGCTCTGGAGTGCCGAATCGAATGCATTCTTTATAGCTTTTTCGAAATCGGTAATGAATGTTTTTAAGGCAGGCTCTGCCTTTTTATTCCAGAAATCGATAAAGGTATTAAAGCTTTTACTAATAAACTCAGGCAGCTCTTTCTTTACTTTGTCAAAGACTTTTACAAGACTTTCCCAATTCATTACAGCTGCTATTGCTGCCGCGATCGCTAAGCCAGCGAGTACAATAGGGCTTGCTAAAAGAGTTCCAACAAATGTAATTCCAGCTCCTAAAGCTGCCAAAATACCTTGAGCAATTAATGCACCAATTCCAGCACCAATTGCTTGACCAACAAAAGAAATAGCTACTGCAGTACCGACCTTAACCCATGCAGGGCTATCAGTCATACCTCTTGCAACTTCAGTACCTATTTGGAATCCGGCAACGCCACCCAATATACCACCAGCTCCTGCAGCTGCATTTATTGTCCCTTGTCTTAATTGAGCTCTTTGCTCTTCAAGTCTTTTTCTTATGCCCTCTTCTCTTTCAGCTGACCTAGCTCTACTCTCAGTTAATTCTGTTCTCAGATTATTTATTTGACTTAAATTGCTCCTGGCTGCATTTACTGCTTCTTGTTGTGCAGCACCTCTTGCAATTTCAGCTCTTGATGCAGCTGTTCCAAATGTGTTTAGATTACCAGAAGCAATTGCAGCTCTGGCACCGGCATTTCCAATTGCGTTTCCACTAGAGTCTGTTAATGTTGAAAGTCTTGCAACAGTGGCATTGAGAGCGTTTTTATTGGTTCTTAATACAGAGTTTAAATTAGTAGGTAATTTTGCGAGTTCTGTGTCTGTCTTTCTAATATCTCTTCTGAGAAGTGCGCCTTCTAATGCAGAAGATGCGGACTGCGCTGCTCTAGTAGGTGCTGAAGCAATTTGAAGTGCAGCATTTCCAATTACTTTTCTTCCTTGTTCAAACAATAAACCCAACTTAAGCAAAGTAGCAAAAAGCTTTGTTGGATCATTGAGGACACTTCCACTAAAAATACCGGTAATACCTCTCTCTATTACACTTAAAAATGCAAAGCCTATAGAAAAACCGACTTCATAGATGTCTGCTTTTGGAACAGTTTTATAAGCAACAACACCTGCTCCAAGAGACAGTAATGTCGTTAATGCAGTTCTTACTATACCAGCTTGTGTAGCTGACACAATTGCAAATGCAAACACGCCAGTAAGCGCTGCAATTAAACCAAGCTTTAAACTAGATGGTAAAAGATCGCTGACTTTGTTTTCGAAATTAAAAATATTTTTAAAGTTAGAAAATATCTCTTTTAATTTTATAAATAAATCTTCGTATCTGTCAGTTAACTTTTTAAATATTGGCTTAGTTGCTTCAACAATTCTTTCTAATGGCGTTGTAAATTTGAAACCATCGCTTTCACCAAACCCTGTTTTATTTAACAAAGGTTTTACAATAAATTGGATTGCTAAAACCGATGCTGTTGCAGCAAGTATTGCAGCTTTTGATATACTAATTATATTTTTAAGAAGGCCTCCTCCAAATTTAGAGAATATATCGTTTGACTTATTTACAAAAGAAATAACACTAGTTAGAGGCTTGCCTAATAGCTCTGACAGCCATTCGGTTGTTTTAATAACTAAATCAGGTATCCACGAATTTCCAATGATTTTATTATAAAGCCAGGCAAACCAGCCTTCTACTTTTATTGCCCAGTTTTTTACTATTTCTAAAGATTTCTGTAAACCAGGAAAAATTTTTAGTATATCTATTTTTGGAAGTTTTTCTTTAAGATAAGAGAATGCAGAATTTACTAGTACGCTTATTTTTCCTATAGCGTACTCTATATTGTCAATTAAGTACTTGCCAATATTTGTTTTAGAAAAAGAGTCATATAAGGATTTGCCAACTGCAATAGAGCTTGCTAAGGCAATTTTTGACCACAATAAAAGATCATTTATTAGAGCTTGAATAATTGGCTGCCAATCATTATAAAGATTTTGTGCAAAGACATAAATTTCATCTGATACTTTAAATAAGTACCTTTTAATTTCAGCAAAACCTATTTCAACATCTGCTACAAATAAAAACAATTTAAGTTTTGCTAAAGCAAACGTCAAACCTAAAGTAGAGGCAAAATCAAATATTCCTTTAGCAGCGTTATTAATCGCATTAGCTAACCCACCAGTAGCCCCTAATACTGCTCTTTTACTCTCAGATGCTAATACAAATAATGAGGTTCTTAAGTTCTGAAAAGCTTGTCCAAATGTTATATCAACTTTTGCAAAGCTAGATTCTATTTGTTTCTGTTGACTTAAAATTGCTTTAAATACTTTCGCAGAACTAAGAACCCCTTGTTCACCGAGTTCTCTTAGTTTTCCAATTGAAACGCCTAATCCGTCTGCAATTGCACCGGCTAATGGTGGTGCATTTTCTAAAATAGAGCGTAACTCATCACCAGCAAGTTTTCCCGATGCCAGTGCTTGCCCTAATTGCTGAACAGCAGCGTTAGACTCCTGAAGACTTGCACCAGATGTTGCAATTGATTTACTTATCAATGAGGTAGCTAGAGAAACCTCGGACTGCGATGCTCCAAATCCTTTTGCAGAACGATTTAATTTACTATATAAATTAGTAATAGAATTTAAATCTGTTCGTGAACTTATTGCAATTTCTCTTGTTTCTCTTAAGGCAATATTAAATTCTAATTGAGAGTCTGTAGCTACTTTTAGTTTAGATTCTAAATTTGTAACAGCATCAGACATTCTTGTAAGGCCAACAACGCCCGCAATCAGTCCAGCACTACTTGCAAGTACTTTGGTAAAATTAGAAAAAGTTTCTGATACTCTTTTTGCACTGCTTTCTATATTACCTACGGATTCTTTTAGCTTAGCAAGGTCTGCTTGAGCGTCTTTAGAATCCGATATGGTTTTTAATACTATTGCCATACGGTTCCTTTTCAATTTAAAACCCAGGATTAGTATAAAATCCTGGGTATGGGCTTATTCGCCTTTTATATCAACTATAGTCCCAATAGGATTTCCATACTTTAATGCAGTAGATTCTATAAACCTGGCTGGTGCCTGTTTAGACGAACCCTCATTCAAGTATTGAATATAGTCAGTAGTATTCTCAACTAAAAAGTATTTGTCAGATTCTGATGATTTCCAAGATGCTCTTGCTAGCCCTGTGTCAACGGGTGTCTGTTGTCTTAATTCAGAAACCATGTTAGATACTTCTATCCTTGCCTGTTTCTTAGATTCAAAATCTCTTGATTGTAATAACTTAGCAAATTCTCTTTCAATTCCTTTTACAGATATATTAAACTTCATTTAATATCCTTTAGAATTTCTAATTTATCACCACCAGTCGCCATTAACATTTTTCTCAACATTTGAGAATTTGCTAAAGGATTTTTCTTACTGCCTTTAGAAATTACAGCAAGACTAGGAAAGATATCCTGTGGTTTTCTTTTCTCACCAAATGTATTCATAAGGTAAGCAGCTCTTAAATCTGACCGCCACTCAATCGGTCTACTTTCAAAGTAAGAAACCCACATCAAAAACTCATCATAAGGCATTTCTTCTACTAGTTTATAAACCGGCATTTTTAGATTATAGGCTAGCTCAAACAAAACAACTTGTTCATCAGATAGCGTTACTTTCCCGCTTCGTTACCTGCAATACCAGAAAACTTCATAATTTCATTAGAAAGCTTTGATAACTCATCCATTGGAAAGTTTTGAAAGTCTTCTTCTTGAAGGTCATCTGCACCTTCCGCAGACATCTTAATAATTCGTTTAAGCAAGTCAAATCCAGAATCCGGATCATCATTGATTGCTTTAGCACGATCTTGGATTTCCATTACTTCAGCGACACTCAGTTTAGTAATTTTGATGTCTTCACCAATAAACTTAACGTTTTTGGTCATCTTTTTACCAACTAGGGCTTTAATACCTTCAGCCATTTTATTGTCCTTTAAAATCTTCGGAATTACTAGCTTGGAAGTCATCTAATTGCTTCCTCATTGTATGTAATACTGCAAGTGTTTTAAAAATTTCTTGAGACTTTTCCTGATCATCTGCAAACTCAGAAATTCTCTCAAATGTCTTTCTAATACTTATATCAATACTCTTTCGCATGTGCTTTGCCGTAGTCCTTAAGACGTAGCCCATGCTAAATGGTTTTTGATCCATCTTATAATCAACTTTATTAATAATAGGGCAGTTGTATTTTATGACAACCTATTTAAGTAACCTTCATTAAGGATTACCCCTATCAATTTAGGATCAGGTAATCGTGTACGCGCCGAAGAAGTCAGATTGAACCGACAATGTTAAAGTAGCTGTATTGGCATCGGTTAATTGAGGATTAATCAAAAGGGCTTCAACTTTACCAATAAAGTAGTAACTAGTATTTTCAACAGGGTTAGCAGTCATGCCAGCAATTGAGTTAGCGGTGTTAGTATTTGATGAGTCAAAGCCACCAGGAAGCTCATTAAGTACTGTAAAACGAAACACTCTTTGAACTTGATCACCAACCATTAAGCCTAATGTGCTAGTAGAACTCCAGTCGTTTGCAACATAGTTAAGCGTCATCTCAAGAGTAGGAGAGTCCGCCTGTCCTTGAACCTGGCTAGAAGTCTTCTGACCGTAAGCGGGAACGTTAACAATATTAGCAGGAGTTCCAACTGAAGGAAATTCACGAACATTTCTAATACGTGTATATTTACCAGCTGCAAAACATGCTTTTAAGTTTGCTTCTGTAGGGGTTGCTATAGCAACTACGTTAGCGCCAGTTGAAGCGGTCATATCCGTACAAACGGACAAATCCGAAAACATACCAGCACCGATTGTTGTAAGGTGGGCCATTACGTGTTAACTCCAAAGTAATTGAACGGAATTGTGTAAATAGACCTAGACAGTGAAGGATTGTCTCTATCTAACCCTCGAATATCTAAAGAGCTATTAGAGAATTGTGTTTTATAACCTGATGTGGTTGTAACACTCTTTCCAACAAGGTATTGATCTATCTTGTCTGCAATAAGAAACGCTTGCCTGGGCCCATTTCCTGCAGATGTAAATATATCTATTATAAGTACACCAGATACTGACTTTAAATTAAGACCAGATCCGCTTGCAATAATCGAAACTCTAATAAATTCATTCCCAGCCGCAACTGCTACAAAGTTGGACGGATATGTCTTTATTTGTTCTGCTTTCCAAGTAGCACTATTGAAAATAGAAAAGACATCATCTTGTAAGCCAATATACTTACCCATGCTATGCCTCTCTATAGATATTTACTAAGAAGATGAAACCGTCATTCTTAGGAATATCACCAACAGTCCACGTTTGAGAATCTATTTGTACAGTAGCATATCTAGTAATATCACCAACATCCTTAGCTTTCAACATCAATTGTTTTTCAATTGTGTTTCTGTCTTCAGCCTTCTTCTTAATGTCTATCACTACAGCTTTTGTAGTAATAGTTTGAGATGCGCTGAAAGATGCGGTACCAGTTCCAAAATCAAATGCTGGATTTGGTTTCTTAATTAGTACCACATCTACAGCTAAATCTTTTATCAAGTTGAAAGCTCTAACCAGATTACTATCTATTAAAGCTTGATAGGACATTAGTTAGCTCTCCACCAAGGATTAGTTCCAGAATTTACCAAAAGAGGTTTAATAATTCTTTTGACATTTCCTGGAATTTTATTTGCTGGTAAGACTACCTGTAAATTTATGCTACCAATACTAAGACTCTTAACCGAACCTGTATCATCTAACAAGCCATCATTATTAATTAAATGATAAGCAAGTTCATAAGTAGCCGTAACAATCCTTGTAGGCGTTGTCGTAGAGTCTAAGTCTATTTCATAGCCTATTCTAGGATCAAAATACGTACCAATTCTTGGAAAAGCGAGAGCTTGGGATTCACTTACAGCAATACCCGTCCATTCGAATTCATCCAAAAACTTGGTAGCAGTAATTAGTGCCTGAGCCTTTTGTGTAGAGGAAGCACTAACCCATGCAGCCACATCCAGACGATCTTCAAAGTATGCGTCAGCTTCAGCAACAGTCGCATAAGAGCTTGTACCTTTGACGAGTGCCATAAGTGTCCCTTATCAATTACGAGTGGAAAACTGGCAGAATGCCCAGGCTAAGAGCAGATGTTGCTTTTCTCGTCCAAACACCGGTTGAAGTAGTACCGATCGTAGCTGCGGTCAATGTCGTAGGATTCGCTGTACCTGCTCTGACGGCAAGGTAGTCAGCATCAGACGGGAAGGCACTGTCAAGACCGTTCCAGTTGTAGCCAGCCGGATGCATCACGTAACCCCAACGATACCAAACGGAGGTAGTACCACCACCTTTGTAAGCAGCAGCCTTACGCTCAATTTCAACCGACTCAGGAACCATCAGCGCTTCCATGGCAAGTGCGCCGGGAAGAACGATAAAGGATGTTTTAGCACCAACAATATCAACACCAGCACCAGTGTTGATCTTTGTCAAATCAGCGGTACTAAAGCCTTGCGAAGCACGAGTTTGAATCAGTCTAAATTTGCCACCAAAAATAGTACTAAAAGTGACATTAGCTTCACTAACCGTCATCTGATCAACCAGATTAGCTGAACGCAGTGACGCTACAACTTCAGGCGAGCAAACAAGGTAGGCATACTCAGGCTCATAATCCTTATAAGCTTGACCAAAAGCTTTTAAGAACCCTTCAGCACGAGCCGCACCTTGAATACTTGCAGTAGCGTCAACAATTGCTTTAGATGCACCCAAGTCAACATAGAAGCCATACTTTCGATCGGTCGGGTCATTGTCAAACGTTTGACCACCAAGACCAGTAGCACCAGAGCCAGTAGCAGCACCGTTCAACGCTTCAGATAAAGCAACACCACGAAGGATTGCCAGAATAGCGTTGTGCTCGTCTTGAGCACGCGTTTCGCCAAAGTCACGACCAATCTTAGCTAAACCGTCTTGCTGTGTAACCACTTGCTGCATGTTAACTTTAGTAGCACCATGCGTACGAACGGTCTTAATATACGACACATAGTCAGAGCTGTAGGTTGTAGGTGTACCATCAGCAGCATCAGTTAAAGATGCAATGTTGATAGTAGGGTTCAGCGGCTTAAACCAACGAACTTGACCAACAAAGGTCTCGGTCGAAGTGTCGATAAGCGGATTAGAGCCAACAATTCCAGTGCCCGAGAGCTTACGAGCGGTGGTGTAGGCTTCGTCAGAATAAGCGCTAATAGCGTCTTGAAGAACGAAGTTATCGGCACCAGCCAGGTTTGTCTTAACAGTCATTTAAATTCCTTTATTTTCGGGGAAGTTTGCCTTCCCTAGCTAATTTTAAAACATCTTCTTGGGACATTCCAAAGAGAGACTTAGGTTCTCTACTAGAAATATCGCCTGCCTTTACACTTGAGCTGCCTGAACCATTAGAAACTTTAGGTTTCAATAAGAATGAATTCTCTTCATTCTCTGTAAATTGCTTTACAAAATCCCTGACAGGGATTCCAGATTTATGAACCCATACACCTTGTTCGTTTTGAACAAGTTGTGTTACAATTTCACGATAAGCCATTTCAGTAGCATTATCATTTCTGAAGTTGTAACTAGAAAGAGTGTTTCGAAGCTCTAAATCCCTCGTAAGTTCAATAGTGCGTTTTTCGAGTGTTTCTCTCTTGGCTCTTTCTTCTGCTAATTGAATCTCTAAAGCTTCTTTATGCTTACCCTCTTCTTGAAGCCGTTTAATTTCGGCCTCTTTCTTAGCTTGTTCAGCTTCAGCAACCTTACGAAGAGCATCATCTCTTGCGCTATAAGCATTATCAAGTTTACTTTTGATATCCTTGATTGCTTCGGCTACTTTTTCTTTAACAAGCTTTTGAACAGGATCTTCATTTGATTGATCACTTGTTTCTTTTACAGGTTCCGTTTTTGAATCTGTAACTTCAACAGACTGATCGATATCTTGATTTTCAGTATCAGGCATTTTATTTAACGGGTTGGGATTAGCCTACCCCATACCATCCATAATCATTAGAAAATCCCTTAGGAATTTCTTTGAGTATATCATCTTTATTGAGAATGTCAGTTTCTTTTATAACCTTGCCACCAATCCTGGATCTACCAGCAATAGGGATTAATCCAATATCAATAGCTTCATTTAAATACTTATCATACAATTCTTTAGGAAGCCCTCTTGCTTTCATCTCATCTAATGTCATTATAATAACATTGTTATTAAGCATTTCAGAGTAAATTTGTCTTAATGCGCTTCTAGCTTTAAGCATATCTGCCGTATTAGCAAAGAATTCGTCGTGAATT